TGGTGATGCGGCCAAGACTGTTGCAATTGTTACTGATGCAAGAGGTAGAATTAAATCAGCAGCCAACGTTACAATTGCAATTGCTTCTAGTGCAGTTACTGGATTAGCAACCTCAGCAACCACGGATACTACAAATGCAAGTAACATCAGTTCAGGCACATTAGCTACAGCAAGATTGGCAGATTCTGGTGTTGTTGCAAGAACATATGGTACCGCTTCAAGTGTAAGTCAAGTTGTTGTTGATTCAAAAGGTAGAATTACTGGTATTTCAAACGTTGCAATACAAATTGCAAATACTCAAATCACAAGTTGGCCAACATTTGTAGCCTCAGCAACCACAGATACTACAAATGCTACTAATATCGGTTCAGGTACTTTAAATGCAGCAAGACTTCCAACTTCTGGTGTGTCAGCAGGATCATACGGATCAGCATCAGCAGTTTCTGCAATAGCAGTAGATTCTACAGGTAGAATTACATCCGCAACATCAACTGCCATTTTAATTGGTGCTGGTGCAGTTACTGGATTAGCAGGTGTTGCAACATCTGGAAGATATGATGCATTGTTAGCAAATTCGGGACAACCAACAAACCTTAATCAATTTATTAATGGTCCGGGTTATATAACTTCTGCAAGTGTGCCAACTAACACCAGTCAATTGATAAATGGTGCTGGTTTTATAACTTCTGCAAGTGTGCCAACTAACACCAGTCAATTGAACAATAATTCTGGTTTTATAACTTCTGCGGCTACGGCCGTAGCCGGTATTGGTGATATTCTGGGTTTATATAATAAAAACGGAGTTGGAGGAGATACTGGTACTACTTTTTATCCAATTAATACGGAAGTAGCGGGTTCAAACCTGTTTTATGTGACTGGTGCGGGCCGCACAGCCAATCCACATTATCGAGATGGTGGTTTTTACCATGGCGGGGCTATAGTAACTGAGGAAGTGGTTTTTTATGCCACCGGTGGAACTGCTCCATGGAACCTTGGGTATGCAAATGTAGTAACTCTCTCAGGTACATGGCGAGCTTTAAGACCAAATAAATATGCTCAATTATATACTCGCAACAGTGATGAATTTAATAATTTTTATTTTGTTTGCCATATTGGATTATGGCAAAGAATAGCATAAAATAGTTCAAATAAGGAATATTAAAAATGAAAATGGAATATACAAGTGTAAAGAATCCTAAATGGACTTCTAGTGAAAAAACAGCAATAGAATGTGTCGTTAATTTTCAAACTATAGGTGAAATACCTTTCTGTGCATCACCAGACGATAATCACGATCACACCACCGAAATTTACAACCGTTGTGTTGCAGGTGAATTTGGGTCTATTGCTGAATATGTAGAAGTTGAATTCAAGATACCAGAATATGATTCAAATCTATATGACACATATCGTAGAAATGCTTATCCTCCAGTAGAAGTTTATTTGGATGCGATGGTCAAAGGTGACCAGGTTGCCATAGATAAGTATATTGCTGATTGTAAAGCAGTTAAAGCAAAATATCCAAAACCATAAAATTTCGAATTTTTGCGTTCCGGCTCCAGAAATTTCTCCGACAGGACCAAGAATCCGGAAAGCGAATTTACTTTCAGTATAAATACCTCTAAAAGGGGTTAACAATGCCAGCTGGTTACCAAGAATTATTTCTAGAACAAGGTTCAAACTTTAGCACATCCATTTCTTTGGACCAGGCTGATGGTTCACCTTTTGTTTTAACTGGTAGTCAAATTAAAGCTGCCATGAAAAAATCATACTATTCTAGCAGTACAACCGCAAACTTTGTGGTACAAGTTAATGATCCAACAGAAGGTGTTATACTTTTATCTTTACCTTATGCAAACACCGCAAACATTTCTGCTGGTCGTTATGTATATGATGTGCTTATCAAAGATTCTTCAAACACAGTGATACGTGTTTTAGAAGGAGTTGTGAACGTTTTACCTCAAGTTACAGTATTTTAAAGGAATAAAATGGCGACCGTAACTGTTACACAACCAGCAACCATAAAAGTTAGAGTTGAAGGCCAGAAAACTAAAGTGCAGACGTTATCCTATGGTACCAAAACACTTAGGAGTTTAACTGACCTTAGTTTAGTTGGTGCAAACACGGGTGATGTGATTGTATACAACTCGCAAACCAAAACATTTTCTGCAAAAGGCCTTGGTGCCGATACTCCTGTACATGGAAATCTACTGCCAACAACTTCAAGAGCATTTGACCTAGGTAGTAGAACACAAAAATTCCGAAGTCTATTTCTAAGTGGTAACACAATTGACTTGGATGGCACAGTTATCAAAGCTGATGAAACCTCTGGTTCAATATCTTTTGCAGCACGTCCAACCGATGCAAATCCTGATCCAATCGCTATTGTTGTATCTCCTATTGGTGGTTTTGTACCTGTTCAGACTGTTGCTGGTGTAATTCCAGAACAAGCAATTCAGGCCGCAATAGCAAACTCAGTAACGTATTTGGCTTTCCAGGGTGCTGATTCCGGTTTCTTTTAAATGGCAAATACATCAATACAAATTCTCCGTTCATATGCGAACACAGCACCTTCATCATTAGCAGACGGGGAACTTGCATATTCTTTTCTTTCCAACACACTTTTTATTGGAAATACCACAAATCATGTAATACCAATAGCTGGTGGAAATTATGTGGCAAATGTTTTTAGTACAGTTATAGAAAGTACCACTTTTGACGGTGGCACGTTTTAATAAATAGATCATAGGATTTAAATCCAATTAACAACAAGGATAATAATAATGGCAAATACAGCACTAAGAATTAGACGTTCCCTTACCACAGGCATGCCGGGCAGCCTGGTAGCTGGTGAGATAGCATACTCATATGCATCAAATACCATGTTTATTGGATCACCTGCTGGTACAGGTGTTCTTAATATTGGTGGGCAATATTACACCTCAACTATAGATAGTGCAACCAGTTCAAATACTGGAGGCACACTTGTTCAACGTAGTGCATCTGGTAACATTGCTGTTGGCCACGCAAACGTTAGAAGTCTTAGTTTCTCTGACGGCGGTTCATTAAGTACCACTTATTTCTCGGGTAATGCAAACTCTGCAACGCAATTTGAAACCGACAGATTTATTGATATTACTGGTGGTGATATTACTGCTGCTGCACAATTGTATGATGGTACTGCAAATGCAACATTGAGTGCTACACTTAACACTGTTGCTGGTCTAACTGCTGGTACTTATGGTGGAACAACAGTTATACCTATAATTCAAGTAGCTGCAAATGGCCGTGTTATGGTCATTGCCAATTCGTCAACAATTTCAACTGCATTGACTGTTGCAGCTGATTCTGGTACAAACGATGTTGTTAATCTAGCAACCGACACACTTACAATTGCTGGTGGTGCAGGCCTTACATCAACTGTAACAAACAATCAAGTAACTATTGATGTTGACACTACAGTCATTCGTGCAAATACACCAAGTATGAGACAAACCATTGATGGTGACCTTATCATCAGTGGTAACGTATCCATTTTAGGTAACTCTACAGTATACAACGTTGAAACGCTTAGTGTTGAAGACTCATTGATTGCACTTGGTAAAAACAACACATCTGATGCAGTTGATATTGGTTTCTACGGCCACTACAACAATGGTGCAGACCGTCATGCAGGTTTGGTGCGTAATGCTGGTGATGGTTTCTTCTATTTGTTTGACAACTATAACATAGAACCAACAGGTAACGTTATTAACGTTGCAGATGCAAGCTTCCGTCAAGCAAACTTGAAGTCCAACTTAATTGCAGCATATGCTAATACAACTCAAGCAAACGTTGGAACTCTATTTGTTGCCGGCACCGCACAAATTAAATCATTAACACTAACTGATGACTTAACAGTACCTAACGGTGGTACTGGTGCAAGTACATTCACTGCTGGTTCTATTCTTGTTGGTGATGGCACAAACTCATTAAAAGAACTTTCTAATACAACATTTGTTGCAACACAAAGCGGACCAACATCAGGCACACAAAACAATACCATTACATCTGTAACAGTAGATTCATATGGTAGATTCACTGCGGCCACATTCAATCAAATTTCTGGTCTAACAGTTGGTCAAGGTGGTACCGGTAAATCTACCTTCACCACAGGTAAAATTGTTATTGGTAATGGCACAGGTGGTTTGGATGAACTTGCAAACGTTAACTACACATTAACTGGTACATTAGGTGCTGCTAAAGCAATCACTTCACTAACAGTAGATGCTTATGGTCGTGTATCAGCAGCAACAGCTGAAGATATTGCTGGTCTAACTGTTACACAAGGCGGTACCGGTGCATCAACATTAAGTGCAGGTGGTTTGTTAATTGGTAACGGAACAGGTGCAATTTCTACACTTGCTAACGTAACATACACATTGACTGGTACATTAGGTGCAGCCAAGACAATTACATCGTTGACTGTTGATGCATACGGCCGTGTAAGTGCTGCAACTGCGGCTGATATTGCAGGTCTGACTGTTGCACAAGGTGGTACTGGTGCAGCCACATTCACTTCAAAAGGTATCGTTTACGGTGATGGCACAAATGCACTAGCAGTTACCGCTGCTGCAGGCACATCAGATCAAACATGGTCTAATCAGATTCTTACAACAACAGATGCAGGTGTACCAGTTTGGTCATCCACAATAGATGGAGGACAATTCTAAAGGCTGACTATATAATGTAATAGATTTTTTTATGATAGGAGTTTGAAATGGCAAATGAGAAGTATTTAAATTATTATATTGAGACAATGACAAGCACATTAACAGATTGTGTGGTTCGAAATATCTCAATGCAAGCAAATGCAAAAATAACTGATGAGGTTGTTAAAGAACAGACTGAGAAAATTGATAATTTAAAGTTGATGAATAGTGAACTACAATCTATGATTGTGGAACTAAAAGATACCAATGCATCAAATGAAAGTACAGCTGTTCTAGAACTGAAAAATACATTGTTAGAAAGTGAAAAACTTATAACAAAATTAAATAACGATGTTAATGAATTAAGTAACAAACATCGTGCCGAAATTGATGTATTGACAAGTAAGTTTCGTGATTATGATAGTGTTAAGAATCAAGCTGGTCATGTGGAAACATTTAAAGGTGAATTGATTAGAGCAAGAGAAGAGGTTAATCAGGTTCGTTCAGAACTTGAGAATAAAATCAATTCTCTTACATCTGAAAATACTGGAAAAATTAATGCAATGAATGAACAGAATGAAAAAACTGTTGCATCATTATTGAAACAGAATGAAGATACTGTTAATAATTTGATTCAAAAACATGAAACTGAAAAGAGTGAATACAACAATAAGATAGATGAATTAATTGCTAAAATTGATTACTTACAACTACCTCCTTCCAAAAGAAAAAAAATTGATGAGCTGAATAAAGAAGTGGAACCAACAACTTTAACAAGTTTAATTGGTACCAATGGCCCAATCAAAGATGGCGGAACGTTTTAAGTAAATGTCAAACACAGCAATACAGTTAAAAAAATCAGGCGCAACGGGAAACACACCATCAGGACTATCCTATGGTGAGTTAGCACTCAACTACGCCGATGGTAAACTGTATTATAAAAATGGTTCTGGTGGTACTTCTTACATAAGTAACCAATTCTCTTTCGATACAATCAATTCCAATAGTTCTTTAATATTGGCCACAAGTGGTTCGGACACACTGTCTTTTATTGCTGGTAATAATATAACCATCAGTACAAATACAACCACAAAAACAATCACAATCAATGCATCAATTG